GCGGCGTAGGCGGTGATGTCTTTGACGATCCCCGGCTTTATCTCGAAAGGTCGCAACGGCATTACACAATCCCCCTCATGACACTCTCCAAGCGCCGCGCCCTCGCGGTTACCTGCTGATACCACCGGCTGTCGATCATTTGGTCTGCTGCGGACTGCCAGTCACCGAGATTGATAGCGCGGATCATCTTCGTGAATTTGTTGAACCTTGGAAGCCCCAGGTTGAACATCATGTTGGCAACGACGAGCTGCACACCTTCAGGCAGAGACCCAAAGTCATCAAAGGCTCGGTCGCAGTCGCCTACCACAGACTCAATGTCTGAGTTGAACACCTGCCGGACGCGATCTTCACTGATCTTCGTGCCAACAGCCTGACCGTGCTCCGGGTCCGCCTCTGTCACGAGATGGCCAATTCCGTATGTAGCATAGCCTAAATGGTCAAGGTAGATTTCGTAGACGCAGCCTTCGTCTCTTTCTAGATCTAGCCGAAGCTGCTCGACGTTCATCTGCCCTGCCCGTTGTACTTTTTTGAGGACAGCCGCTTGCTCTTGTTCTTGACGCGAGTAAGAGGGCTGGAGCCGATGGAGGTCCGCTTCTTATTCGGAGCCGCCTTTGCCCCAGCCCCAAGAGCTTTCATTGCCATTAGTCTTGGTTCTTCTCTGCCATGACGACACCAAGAATGCCGCCGACAACACCAATGACGGCAAGCCACTCGAAGTCAGTGAGAATGCCGACGCCAATTGCCGCCACACCAATCGCCGCGTAGCTAGACGGCTCGCTGACGCGAGACAACACATACTGTACGATTTTCATTTGCTTATTCCTTTTACCTTTTCAAATGTTCTTAATCCGCCCAATCCCAAAAGTCCCATCAACACGGGCATCATCTCCCCTAAGTTTACAGCAGGAAGATCAATTAGGTATCCAGCCTGGGCTAATCCAAAAGTAAGGATCGGCTGCATAACGTATGTGTAGGCCAGTGCGAACCCGCATGACCACCCGATAAATGGACGCCACCCAGACTGAAACCAATTACCGCTCTTGGCGTCTGCTTCATTAATTTTAAGATTAGCAAGGTCGATGTTAGCGAGGCTCTCAGTCAGCTTCGCTTCAATCTCGCGCTCGGCAGCCGCTCGCTTCTCTTTATCTTCAGGAAGGAAACGCCCCGCGACATCCATGATGGATGGGAGCAACGTGGTGATAAGTGGAATCATTTTGATGCACCCTTTGACGTGTCTGGATGTGACCCATTATGAAGACCGGCAAGCTTTTCTACAGAACGCTCAATGTGCGATAACCTCGCCAGTACGCCACCTAGCTCGCGGTTCCGTCGTTCGAGAGCGTCAGGCGAACTCATGGTAGCCAATATATTTAGCCTTTGTTCTACTGTTCCTGACTTTGTCTCGAGTCGGTCAATCTTAGAATCAAGCCTTCTCAAGCGCACCTCAACGTCAGCGAGGGCTTCCGTCAGAGCCTTGACGCTCTGGCGCACGACTGCGAACGCCGCAGCGACTGACGCAATCATTCCCCCTAGCGTCAGCAGAATTCTGAGCGAACTCTCATCCATAGTTACGGAGCGTCTGGAAAGACGATCTGCGTTGGGTCAGAGTCTGTGCTTGGCAAATCTCTAAGGGCTTGCCGGTAGGTTGTCTCTGCGTCAGACATCGTGCGGTCGCTACTTGCTTGCCAGTCCGTGTCCTTCAGAAGCTGGTCACGCTCTTCGCGAACGCTGTCCCACGTCGCTGCAGGAGCAACGTAGTCCGCGATAGCCGTGCCAGCAGCTTCAATTTCATCAAACTGAGTGTTTCCCGCAACGCAAGGGATACTCATGTTGCGGCTGTCGTCAAAGATCACAGTGTGATCTTCATCTATGTACTTTAGAGCCATAATTCCCTCCTTAAAGATCCGCACTAAAGTTAAGGCGCGCGGATGCGCTAAGACTGTAAAAACGATAGGTCAGACCTTTCGCAGCGTCCGCGCTAAATGTGTGAGCTATCCAACCAGAACTGGTTGTGGTGTAACCTATAGTGATGGCAGTCGGGTTTTGTTGCGCCATGTCGGGCTGAACGCCAAAATGAGATAAATCGCTATACGCGAGTGTAGGAGCAGCCCGCATTTCAACTGGGAATTGGTAATACGCGCTTCCCCCAGTGGTTGCTGTTTGCGAACCAGTTGGAAGCGCGGTGTTGTTTGCCCCCGCCAGTTCATAGTAATACCTAAGACACTTTGCAAAAGTAGTTCCGTAGTCCTCCCTCTCAAATGTCGTAGCAACATCACCAATTTCAAGCTGGACAGCCGTGAGTTGCCAGTTATTGGAAGTGTTGTCCATCAAATTCTGTTGGTTCGAGGTTGCGTACTCTTCCCCGTTTGCCCAAGCACCCGCCGATCCGTGCATGTTTGTTCCGCAAGTCAGCGGAAATGTAATTCTCATTCCCTCGCCAGTATTGTTGTCAATACCCCCACTAGTGTCGCCCGGAATAATTATTTTGAAATGCTCAAAAGTGTTCGCACTCGCAACAGTATATTCTGCGATGTAGTGGCGGTTAGCGTCTCCCTGCAAAAGAGCGACACAGTGCGTTCCGCTTTTTGGCGACGAAAGAGTGAACGACAAAGCTATAGGTTTGGCTGCGGCGTTGCCTTCTTGAAGCGCCTGAAGGTTTTGGGCCTCTAGGGAATGGCAGATGCCTACAAACTCTCCGGCTGCGACTGCGGATTCTGCCGTCGTACAATCGACCTTCAAAACTTGCCGACAGCCTTGAGCTAGAACAGAATTACCTACGCTCAATTGGTCTTGTGACGTTATAAAGCGAGCAGTCCCTGGCCCTTCTTCTCGGATTTTCCACCGATCTATAGCCGTGTAGACGTTAGAGACTCCGCCCTGCCCCTCGATTGTTCCACGCTGGCTCACAGCCATCGATCCGTTATGAACAAGATTTTTGCTACCCGGACTGACAGGGTTTGATCCGAAGCGGAATTGCTCAACGCCGCCTGTTGTGATGCCCACCGTATCGGCGGCAGGGAAGTAGACGCCCGTGTTTAGGTCACCCGTGTTCGTGATAGAGGGTGTCGCGACAGCGCCATCTGCATTTGATGTGACGCCAGTGACAGACAGAGAGCCAGCCAGAGCTGTCGTCCCCGCCACATTTAGTGTGTCTGCGGATTCATCCCAGAACAGCTTTTTGCCAGTGGTCGCACCGAAGAAGGTTACGTCATATCCCGTGTCATCGATCCCTACGGTAACGGTTCCGTCCGCTTGAATGTTCTGTACGGCAATGGTGCCAAGCTCGTAAACGACAGCCCCACCACCAAGACCATCAGCAAAAATCATTTTTGTTTGGCCAGCCTTGATTGCGACGTTGGCACCTGTCCCTTGTGAAAATGTCAGGGTGTAGCTTGTCGCATTCTCCATGATCCACATTTTGGAGCTGGTGTTAGGAAGCAGGGTGATTGTGCAAGCCTGACCGCCACCAGTCAGCTTCAGGTACATGCTGCGATCCGCATCGGAGGCACCGTCTGCGATCGTTATGTTGTCAGTTGACGCATCGGCGATGGCTCTCGTCCCATAGCCTAATGCCTGACCAACCAGCTCAAGGTTGACGTTCGTTATGTTGCCCCAGGTTCCTGACTTCTCACCAGTCGTCATTTCCTCCAGGCGGAGGTTATTTACATATGTGCTTCCCACAGGTCTCTCCTAGCTCAATCAATTCGTATGATTGCGTTTGCCCCAGCAGCAGGGAAAACGATTTTGAATGTTCCGCCAGTAACTGTGAAGTCGCCGCCAAAGGCTAGGACCGCGATCGCCTTGTCACTTGCACTGTCGTTATAAATTAAGGCCCCGTTGGCGGTAAATGTTGCACTGGTCCACGAAGGATCTGCGTAATCAGCATAGGCTGTGGTGCCAGCTGTAGCGATCGTGGCACTCCCCAGCGTGACACCGCCAGCGGTGTAGCCTGTGCCGGTAATCTCATTGGTAGTGGCGTAGGCTGTAGTTCCCGCACCAAGGCTCGCAGAGCTGGTGTAAAGAGCGATCTTTATTGTGTCTGTATCAAGGTCATGCTCTTTGTTAAGAAGCTGCTGCTTGAAGCTGGTGCACATTGCTTGGGCTATTGACATCAGATGCCTCCGTTGTATTCAGCTGTGTAGTCTCTTGCCATCTCTTGCTGGAAGAGCTGCACAGCCTCATCAAATTGAGATTTGTATAAGGTTAATGTTTCTCCTGCTTTTAGGAAAGCAGATGCTTCATACAGACAAGCGGACAAGAGAACATTTTCCGCGTTGTCGCCAATCCAGCTGTTGGCGTTTGAAGAAGACAGGCCAGTGGCTGGGGCGATGAAATCAGCTTGGTAAGCGTAAGTCGCATCTGGCGTTGGGGCCAATGTCAGCACCGTCCCTGATGTGCTCGCTGTCTTCGTGCTGTACATTATAGGTGTGCCAGTCGTGCTTGAATTTGGCCAGTAGTCTCTAAGGTAAGAATCAATCTTATGATCAAGGTAAGAGAGATTGCTTGAATTGGTTATTGAGACCTGCCTAACCATCCGCGCACTCGCCACCGTGTAATCAGCAGTCCCGACTACCAAATTTCCGGTCGCAATCTGCCGGAAGCAGGGGAGGTTGGGCAGCCGCTGGAAAACCATCTCCTCGGCTTGGCCAATGACTTCATCAATTGAAGCTGCAAATTCAGTGCCGTCATCCTCAAGGAATGCTTTGATGTTGGCTACGAGTGTCGTGTAATTCATCAGTTACCCCAAGTCCCAGAACCCCAAGCGCCAGCGCCCCACTCCTGATCAGACTCAACAGACTCAGTACCGATCGCGCCAGTGCCTGCAACTCCAGCCTCTGTGATCGAGGCTTCCGGGATCTCAGTGCCGACAGCGCCAGTGCCTGCGACACCGGCCTCTGTGATCGAAGCCTCCATGGCCTCAGTACCGACAGCGCCAGTGCCAGCCAACCCAGTCTCAATGAAAATTGCGTCGGCTATGATTGCCGCGAGAGTTCCGATCGCGCCAGTACCCGCAACTCCAGTCTCGGTGATCTCAGTTTCTATTGCCACCCTGTCGGGGAAGCCGACATTGCCGGTGGCGTGAATGCCAACTCCCGGCCTGTCTCTTGGGTCAGCAAAGATGTCGTAATTGTACCCGACAGTGAACTCAGCATTCTCAGGATCGTTGTCTGGGCGAGGCTTGAATAGCGCGACAGCGTCGATGACGTTTTTCGCAGGGGTTAGCTGCGGATGCTTTGGCTCCCAGTCTTCTGGCTCAACTCTGAGGCCATCCCAAGTAGTCTTGAGCGAGGTGTACGGGACTTTAAACCCAGACCTGTCACCTATGGCCTGAGATTTCTTGCCCCTTGCGTACCTCGCCGCCATCAGTAGAGGTTCATCGAAGTAGGACGAATTCTCATGGAGACATTGTCGTCGTCATTTGCCGCCGCAAGCTCAAAAGCTCTGTCATAGACCTGAGAGAGCACAGAATAACGATCTGGCGCGTATTTCAGCGACAATTTGCTCGCAAGTCCGGCGCATATGCAGTCTGCCCAGCGATACGGGATGTCTGCGTCTTGATTTGATGCGGTGATGTCCTCGAGCTGGTTCATTGACCAATAAATGAGGCTGTAATCGGTGTTATCAGGAACCTGCCAGACATAAATGACCGGAGTGTACTGCTTGTCGATCATGTACTGGCTAGGCTTGCCCGAAGAAGTCTTGTTTGGAAGCTGGTTGTAATCAGCAATGCTCACCCGCTCTAGGGAAACATCCGATATGGTCGACCCAGAGGAATCTCTGACAACTACATCGATCAGATCGATTGTCCCCACAGGCAGAGCATAAGAGACAGTGTCTGCTGAAAGCGAGAGTGTGTTGTTCTGGACAGTCCAGTAATTTATGCCCCGATTGGACCACTCACTGAACAGCAAGTTGAGGCTTCTTCTGGCCGAGACTGCTTGGTAGCCTGTCGGTGTCTGGCTGTCTATGCCGCACCGCTCGTAAGCCTCTGCAATTATCTGCTCAACGTCTGGCCGGAATGCGACTGTGCCTGATGTTGCCATTTTACAACCTATGCGTAAAAGAACGTCATCATGTCAACGGTGGCAATTGTGTATTGAACTGCGGCACCATCTGCAAAAAGGGCACCCTCGTCAGGGATGTTCATGTTGACTGTCTCGTTATCAGTGCCAACGGTCCTGGCTTTGAAGAGGACGGTGCCATCTTCAGGAGTTCCATCGTAGAAACTCACGACACCCGCAGTTCCCCCAGAGACAATGGAGGTTGACTTGAGGCGCGTCCTGCCAGCAAAGATTGCCTG